CGTTCCAACAGAGACGATGACGGCCGGCGGCACGTTCCAAAGCATTGGCACTTGGTTGACGGCCATCCCTGGCCAGCCGGCTTGGGGGAATCAGATCAACGATTTTGCTTGCGATCCGGTCGTTTTTGGACCGTGCTATGCACAGACCAATGAGGGTGGTTTTTTCGGCGTGTTTCCATGACCGAAATTGGACAATAACAGGAATCTCCCATGAGCTGGCCCAACCCGCCCTACCCGTTCGGTTCCGCCACCTCGCCGGAGCCGATGTCGTCGCTCGACACCATGTTCAATCAGGTCGGGGCGATGCTGCAGATTCCCTGCACGGCCTCCGGCACCAACGCCATCTCGCTCAGCCCAAACGTCAACTGCCCGGCGCTGACGTCCTACAACGAGCTGGGCGGTTACCGGTTCGTGGCCGTGAGCACCTCCACCGCGCCGGTCACCGCCCAGTACAACGGGCTCGGCTTCCTGCCGGTCTATCACGCCGATGGCGTCAGCCAGGTTTCCACTGCTGATATTCAGATTGGCCAGCAGTATATTTTCACCTTCCACCAGTCCCTCAACGGTGGCGCCGGCGGCTTTTACTTTGAGGCGCCATCGCAGGGCTTGCCGGTATCCACTTGGTTCACGCCCGGAGGGCGACTGTCGACGAATACCAATCCGGTCAACTTCACCAACACGATTGCCGGCAATATCTCCTATGTCCCTTATGTGCATCCGTTCGTTCCGATCTTCAATGGAGCAACGGTGCAAATGTATCAGTTCACCACTTCGCTGAGCGACAATATCGGCCTCACTCTGAACATGAACGGCAATGCCACATTTGCAGCCGGCTTTGTCTTCGACATTTTTGTCTTCAACAACAACGGTGTTCTTACCTTGGGGCTGGTGGCGTGGACCAACAACACCACCAGGGCCATGACCTTAAGCAACTTCGGCGGCTTCCTGACCAACTCCGGCGACGTCAGCATGACTATTTCGCCGGCTGGAACGCCCTCTGCGGTCGGAGTGAGGGCCAATCAGGCGACCTTCCTGGGGTCGGTCTACACTACGGCGAACGGGATCACCACCTGGCAGTTCCCGGGCGCCAGTGCCGCCGGGTTGTTCTGTCTCAGCAACTACTACAATACGGTGCTGTTCACCGGTTTTGTGCAGGACACCGGGGCGGCCTACACCTATACGTCCGCCACCCCGCGGCAGGCCGGTGCCCGCACCTATAATCAAATTCAGATGCTGCAGACCAGTTCTGAGCGAGCCATCTCGTTCACCAGTGCGACCTTCGGCATTCCTGTATCGGCAGCCGGGGCGAGCATGACAACCGGCATCGGGATTGATAGTTCTACAGCATTCGCGTTCAGCGGCGTGGAGAGCGTCGATGCGGCTGCCGGCCCCATCAAACACATACCGACCGAGGCGGCGTTTTCGGCAACCGGACTGCATACGGTGTTTTCAGTCGAGGCGTCGGATGGAACGCACGCCAATACGTTCAACAGCCAGACCACCAACCAATTGGTATTCCGGGCATGGTTATGATCAAGAACCTGCAGGCGTTTCACGAGGCGATCGCTGCGGTGGCGCCGATCGACGGCGTCAGCGGCGACGGCAAGACCATCTGGTTCCAGGAGAGCGCCACCGAGGCTGAGATCGCCGCCGCCCATGCCGCCGCCGCCGCCTTTGTGGACAGCGCGCCAGAGCACCCGCCGATCGCGCCGCCGCCCTTGCAGGAACCGCCGCGCCCCAAGGCGATCACCGAGGCTTAATTCAGCGCGCCGGCATCCGGCGCGTACTTGCCGCAGCCGTCGTCGGCGCCGACCAGCGGAAAATAGCCCCGCACCACATGCGCCACCTCGGCCCCGGGCTTGCGCGGGTCGACCAGTGGGCTCGCCGGCACCACCCCCACGATGAATGGCGTCGGCGGGTTGAAAATACAGACCGCCACCGGTTGGTTGTGCGGGTTGTGCCAATACCTGCAGGTTCCGCACTTGCGGGTGCCGATCGCGTCTTTCATGTTTGCTCGATGCTCCGCATCACGGTGCGATCTCCGACAGGATGTGGCGCACCGACATCCCGACCGCGCGGCCGAAGGCGATGACGGTGTGCAGGTGGATGCGCTGGCGGCCGTTCTCGATCAGCGCCAGGTTGTTGCGGGTGATGTGCATGCGGGTGGCGGTCGCCGCCTGGGTCAGGCCGGCGTCCTGGCGCAGCTCCTGCATGTGCCGCCCCAGCTCCGGGTAGATTTTCTCGATGGTCTTTTTTCTCATGTCCTTGGCTCGATGATCTCGCCGCTCTCCTGGTCGTAGCTTTCGGCAACAGCGGCGTCCCGCATGAGAGCCTTGTCGGTCTCCTCCATGGCCCTGCGCAGTTCGGTCCCCAGGCCCTCCACCACCTTACGTTCGCTGAGTGTGTCCAAGCTGCGCCAGAACAGGCGGAACTCGCTGGTGCCCCTGGCGGCGGCGGCCCGCGCCGCCTTCTCGAGCGCCTCCACCTGCGGGATGGTGAGGGTGGCGTTGGGCGGCGGCGAACCGGCAGCGGCCGTTGCTGCAGCGGGGGCAGGCTTGGAGGGCGGCGGGGTGCTGGTGGGGCGGGCCATGGCATCCGGCGCCGCGACCGGCTCTTTGGCACTGAGACCGTCATCATCGACGGACGCCGCCAGTCCCAGCGCCGCCTTCAATGCGTACCTCGACAGATAAGTCAGGGTCGAGCCCATGGCTTGGATGGCGTTTTTGTTGCCCGAGGTATCGGCGCCGGCCGACAGGGAGTTTCTGATGGCATGTCCGAGTTCATGCGCGATCACGCAGGTCACTGTGATCCGGTTGGGCTCGGTCATGGTCTCGAACCGGTGCGACAAGCCGTATTTGCCCAGGATCGGCGCCACCGTCGAGACCACCTCGGCCAGATCCTCATGCTTGTAGGCGGTGCGCGAGCCACCCCCCCTGGAATCGAACCCCACCTGGCGGTTTTTAATCAAGGTCGGCATTTCCGCGCAGGCGCCGGCCATCGCCTTCTCGAACGCCTTGCGGGCGATGTTGGCTTCCCACCGCTCCTGCAGCCCCATCAGTTTCTCGATCATCTCGATCGGTGCGCCGTGGTCCAGCGCATTGGCGATCATGTTCATGGGGTCGATCGGGTCTACCGGCCGCGCCTGCATCGGCACCGGCTGGCCTGGGTTGGGGTCACTCATTTTGCATCTCCTGTCGCGCGTCTGCGCCGGGCCAAGGTGTAGACGCCCAGCAACCCGCCGAAGAACATCGGCAGCGCGGCCGGGACGGGCGTTGTCGCGGGAGTGACGGTCAGCCAAGCCTGCTCGCTGACCGTCGCAGTGGTAGGAAAGCCCTCGCCAAGAGGTTCACACTCGCCGTCCATCTGCACGACACACCCGGGAAGCACGTAATAGTTGACCCACAGGATGTAGTTCGCATCCACCCCGACAAGGTGGCGACCAGGACGCCGAAAGACGAACGAGGCCGCATAGAGCGTGTCAGAATCCGGCACCAGCTGCGCCCCGTCAGCATAAAACTGCTCCCCCGCAAAAATGGGCGCGCCCTCGATCGCAATGACATTAAAGACAGACAGCTGAGCCGGCTCCCCAACCTGAACCGAATCAGGGGCGAAAAACTCGATGAAACCGTCCGTCACGGAGGTCGCCCCAGCCTCCGGGCACAAAGCCAAACTCAACACCACACCCCCAGCAAAAATCCGCATCAGATCATCCTCCGTGGAATAGCCCACCGCACGGGATGGGCTACGCTGTGCCGTTTGTGTTTACGCTTTACGCTGGCGGCGCCTGGCCAGTTGGTAGATGCCCATCAGGCCGCCGAAGAACATCGGTAGCGCAGCAGGCAGTGGCGTGGCGGCGGTGCCGGCAATATCCACCCTATAATGTTCAAAATCGGTGATGTTGCCGCCGGTGTCGATCACTGTGAACAGGTTGATGCTCTCGCCCTTGAGCGCCTCGAGGGTGAAGTTCGCCGGCTTGTTCTTGTCGAGCGCACCCAGGTTGAACGTGAAGGACTTGGTGCCGCCGCCCGGTTCGTTCGCCGTCACGAACACCTTGGCGGTGCCGGTGCCGTTGAGCGAGAAGACGTCGGTCGCGGTCGGCAGGACGGTAGTGCCCGCCGAGTCGAACACCTGGACCTGGAGGTCGGAGGTGTTCGTGATCTTGATGTCGTTGCCGCTCTTGGCGCCGGAGAAGCCCATGCAGCCGGCCAAGCAGCTAAAGTCGACAAGACCTTGATGCTGGCCGTTGAACGAGCCAACGGCGAGATTGGTCCCGTTGAAGCTGTCGAACACGACGTTGTCGCCGGTGCCGCTCAACTTGTCGAGGATGACGACGTTGGCTTGCGCCGTCCCTAACCCGACGCCAAGCACGGCGACGGTAGCCAGCAATAGTCGCTTCATTTCAGTTCCTCCTGTTGTGTGGCGGATCCGCCGCTCCCCGGTAGTTTCACTCTCCCGCTCGCAGCGAGAGGCGGCCGGCACGATCACGGGAGATCTTCACCCCATGCCCGAAACAACGCTTGGCCTCGGCCGGCACCAGACTCTTGAGCACCTTCTCGGAATCCTTGGCGGCCTCGGCGGCGCCGTGGGTCTGCAGCCAGCGCAGTGCTTGCGCCGCCCACTTCTCATTGCCCTGCATGTTTATCTCGGCGGTCGGTTCGATCGGCACCGGCACCGGGGCCAGCTCCACCGGCGGCTTGCGCAGGCTCACGCACATCATGAAATAATCCCCGCGATCGATCATCTGGGCGATGTAGGGCGGGTGGCCGCTGATGTACTCCACGACCGGCTCGTTGGCGCCCATGATCACCGAGAGCGCGCATTGCGTGGCGCCGGTCACCATCATCTGCCATTGCATTTGCGGCTGGTAGCGGTCGATGACGATCTCCAGCGGCTCGCGGCCGCCGGTGTGCTTGCATTCGACCGGGCATTTCAGCTCGGGATCCCAGCCGTCGAGGGTGGCGGCCGCCCAATGGTATTCCTCCGAGATGGCGACGGTGCCGCGCTGGGTCAGCAGGCGCTTGTTCTTCTTTTCGTACCAATCGAGGTTCAATTGCTCGGTCGCCGAGCCGAGCTGCACCGGCCACACGTCGTCCAGGTTTTCCTCCGGGACTTCCCCGATCATTTCTTTATACAGGCGCAGAATTTCCGCAGCGTCGCCTTTCATCAGGACACCGATTCTGGAAGCCGTGAGCTTGCCCTCTCGTTTGGCAATTTGCTCCGCGCTCAAGCTCATTGAAAATCTCCTTAGCCGCGCTAGTGTCTAATTGACACCAAGCCTGCGCTGTGTCAAGACACCTGTAACAATTACTGTGGACACATCATGGCGCTGCCCCAGAGACCGCCGACCAGGAAACGCGACCGCGCGCTGGCTGAACGGCTGCGTGACATGCGGCATAAATGGAAAGAGACTCAGCGGCAGTTTTACCGGCATTTCTCGGTGGCGTTCAAAACCTACTGCGGCTGGGAACGTTCCGGGGTGCCGCGCGGGCCGACGTCCTTGATGGTCAAGCTGGTGCTGGTCCGGCTCAACACGCTGCATTACGAGCACTATCGCCGCCCGCGCGATCCCGCCAAGGAACGCGAGCGTGAGCATCGAAAGGAACGCTACCTTGCCCGCCACAAGGGCGCGGCTGACAAGAAGCAGGAGGACGTGGGAAACAAATGATTATGCTAGATATTCTCGCCGTTTTCTTGCTCTTTCATTTCATCTTTATACTTTGGTTGCGTTGGGTAAGCGACGCGTGAAGCCGAACGAAAGAGGGCCGCCGCCGTGGCCAAGACCAGGTGGACGATCGCGCAAGACCAGCAACTGCTCCAGCTTGAACGGGCTGGCTATTCGGCAAGTCTGATAGGTGAACAGATCAAAAAAACCCGCAATGCCGTGATCGGCCGCTCGCAGCGGCTGCGCGGCTACAGGCGTCGCAGCAAGGCAGCGCCGCGCGAGCAGGAGACCACCGTGCAGAAACCGACCAACCCGATCAAGCCGGCGGCACCGGCACTGGCGCCCACCCTGGTCATAGCCCGCGAAGACGGGCGTAAACGCCCTGAGGATGACGGCCGGCGCCTGATCTCGATCTTCGAACTGACCGAGACGACCTGCAGGTGGCCGTATGGCGAGCGGTCGCCGTACCTGTTCTGCGGAGCGCCGCGGCATCCGCACGGCAGGCCGCCCTATTGCAAGCAGCACGCCCGCATGCACTACCGCTGAACCATGGGAATCAGACTGATGGAAGAAAAAACAACCTACACGACAATCCCGGCGCAGCCCGGTTGGTACATCTCGATCCTGCTGGAAGCATATGACGAGGATCCGGCGAGTCTTCAGGATGAGCCGGTCATTGCCTGGGAAATAGAGCGCTCGGAGGAGGTGGACCATCACGGCGCCAGCTACGTCAGCCGGGATGCAAGGCCGCTCACGGCCGATTTTGAGCTGAATGGCGGCACGATCAGTGGCGGCGTCACGATCGGCAACCATTGGGTCATCAAACGCCCTGACGGCAAGTATCTCGTTCCGGGCGATTGCGTGCTCGACAACGATGCGGCGGCGCTTGCGTATCTGGTTAAGCAGGTGGCGGACAAAAGAGCGCGCCGTGCCGCCAAGAAGGCCGCGCAATAAAATTACGTCTTGGGGCAGCACTGCTGACCGGTGTCTATTGGTAGCGGCTTGACGGAGCGATGACAGTGGAGCGAGGGTTGACACCGACAATCAAACCGCGGTAGGACCGCAAATGTGCGGGGCACCGCACAACATAAGCCGAGCGCGGGCTGGTTGGCTGGTCCCTTCCAGCTCCGCTCGCGCCCCCCGAGGACCAGCGGGATGATTCCAGACGACAACCTCCAGAAAATAGCGCTCCTGATCGGGATGCTGGGCTCCGCCCATGACGGCGAGGTGCTCAACGCCGCGCGCGCCATCGGGCGCCAACTCGCCGCCTGTGACCAGACCTGGGGCGACCTGAAAACCTGCGTCCTGCAAGTGCCGGAATATCCTGATCCGCGCCGCCACAGCGACATATTGGCGAACATGGCGGAGGAGATTCTCGAGCAGCAATTCGTGAATTGCGCTTCCGTGCGCGACGTGCGGGCGCGCCTGACGTCCAATCCAGACTACCGGATGAGCGAGAAGCAATCACGCTGGTTCTCGCACCTCTATAGCAAGTTGGCGTGAGTACGCAGGGTGTGGAGATAATTTCTCAGCGGGGATGCGTGCATTGGTAAATGCCCCGCACTGGCGATGTCCCAAGCCCGGGATGACCGGACAGACATTGGCCAGCCCTCCTACCCGCCATTGGGCTTTCCCAGTGGGGGTAAGGGGGTGCTGGCTAGAACCCAGCCCGAACCACCGGACAGGGACTAGGAAAGAAGTAAGGGAGTCAACAGCATAAGGGAGGGGTGAATGGCTGACTTCGATGACTTCTGGGTGATCTATCCGAGGCATGTAGCCAAGAGGGCTGCGCAACTTTCTTTCGCGCGCGCGCTCAAGTCAGCGACCGTGGAGCAAATTCTGGCTGGCGCCAGATGTTACGCCTCAGTCCGCGCCGGCGAGGATCCCCGCTACACCAAGCACCCGACCACCTGGCTCAATGGCGGGTGCTGGGACGACGAGCCGCCGCCCCCATTCAAGCCCCGCAACGGAGGACCGATCGATGGCCGAGAACAACGACTCCAAGACCGCAACCGGCGGATCAACGAATGGGAATCTGCCCTCGCGGATGCCCGCGCCTTCGCTGCCGGATCGGGAAAAAGCGGTGGCGATGGCGGGACGCCTGCTTTCACAATTTTCCCCCCAAAACGGGCTTGACCCGCGCGCCTTCCTGACCGCGATCGCCTCGATCCTGATGCACTATCCGATTGCCATCGGCGAGGAGATCACGGACCCGTTTCACGGCCTGCCCTCGCAGCTCAAGTTCCCGCCCGCCCCTTACGACGTCAGACAGGCCTGCGACGCGCTGATGCCAAAGCCCAGTTTTTCCGAGGCCTGGACCGGCCGGTCGTGCGCGCAACTCAAGGAGCGGGCGCAGCTCGAGCAGGCGCCGCGGCCGAAAAAGACCATAGCCGAGATCGAGGACGGCTGCGCCGCCCGCGGGATCTTCATGTCCGGCTGGCTGGCGCGCCAGGGTGGGCTCGGGGCTGATGGAAGGCCGCACGGCGAAACGCCGGAGACCGTCCGTGCGAAATTCGGCCTCACCCCCGAGCAGTGGGCGGCGCTGCCAAACGCTCACCCACGGGCTCCGTAAGATGATAGGCGTCCTTCCCCCGCCCGCGATCTACGACCACGAATACCCTGGCCAGCTCACGCTCGAGCTCGGCACCCAGGCCGAGGTCTCCCGGCGCTGCATCGGCATAGGGGCGCCTGGTCGCATCCCTGGCCGGCAGGTGACCATCTACGGGTGCGCGCATCGTACCAATGGGGGCGCGGCCTGCATCATCGTGGTTACGCGCGCGAACGGGTGGTGGATTACCGATGAGGACCAAGCCGAGATCTACCGCCATGAAATTGCGCACTGCAACGGCTGGCCGAACGATCATTCGACTCCGGTGGCCGACCGATGACCCCCTTTGTCCCGCAACCCCGAAAGGAAACTACCATGGACGCCAAGAGCTTGACTGTGATCCCTGAGGTTGAACCGCTGGCCGCGCCGCTGCCCGATTGCGGGGCGCTCAAGCTGGCTGATGCGCTGTCCGTCCAGATGACCAACGCCACCGAGTATATCGTCAGCGAACTGGATCAACTCATTGAACAGATTGAGGCAATAAAGGCCAGGGTGATCGAGGACTCCGGGCTGGTGCGGGAGGCGATCGACGGCCACTTCAAGCTGGCGTCGGAGGCGCTGGCGTTCAGGGCCAAGGTCAGCCAGCGGCTGGGCGAGCTGGTCGAGCGGCAGGGGGCTTAAGCCGGATCCATCCTGGCTCCCAAAAATCGCCCGGTTCGCCTTCGGGAATCGGGCTAGGACCTCGCCGCCCATAGCCGGCGCCGTCGAGCAGCAGCAGCCAACCGGCAGAGGTTGGCGACCGCTGATCCCGAGCAGCCGCGTCGTGAGGGCGGCGGAAGGCGGGAGAGCTCCCGCAATGCCCTGGCCGGAGCCCGGGAGTTGTCCCCGGGCTTTCGTCTATTTGTTGCACTGATTCAGCGTAACCAGCAGCAACCATGCCAGCAGGGTCAGCAGCAGGCCTTCGCATCTTTTCAGCAAGTTCATGGGCGGTTGCTCCAATCGGCCGCGACCATCAGCACGGCCAGGGCCAGGCAGAGCGCAAGGAACGGCGTGGCCCAGAGCAGGGCGATATGATCGAAGGACATTGTCAGGCTACTGGGCAGATCGGGACATTGCGGCAGGCGTCCCAGATCGCTGTTTTGAATTGGCTGTAGGGAATGCCGGATATGCGAGTGCCGTGGCCAGCAAACTGTAGGACCTCCAACGCTTGCGGCTCGGTCGATACCAGCAGCTCACCTTGCACGGCGCCATCCGAGGGAATGACGTAGACGGCGGCGTCATAAATGCCGGAGCAAGCAAGTCGCGATACCGCAGAACGAACCTTGTCGGCTTGTTCCGCGACCCATTCGGCATATGAGAATAATTCAGCCTTGGTTTTCATGTTGTTTCCCTTTCGAGGAGGGCGGAATCGCCCGATAGTCGGCCCGCATGGGGCCGACCGTCGCGCGATCAAGATTTATTGCGCCAGCATTCCCGCAATCCACCCTTTGACGTATTGCCAATTGAGCCGCTTGCGGATTGCCGCCCACTTGCCGGCGGCGAAGCCTTGCCAGTACTGGACATTCATTGCGCCAGCCTCGCCTCGAACGCTGCCATGTTGACGGGGACGCCTACCGGCTCCGGCGCGGGCGCCGCCAGCGTGCGTTCCATTGACTGCAGCCCGTTTTCACGTAGGCGTCAGAGAGTTGCTGGTACTGATTGAACGCCCGAGTCGAAATGTCCTTCCTTGCGGCATCGAACGGAATGCCCAGCACACCCTTAAAGAATTTCGAGGTATCGGCGTTGGTCATCTGCGACAATGCCATGGCATCGCCGATCGCCTTGAACTCGGTAAAGGATTGCGCCAGGTTGCCGACGGCGGCGGCATCAAACCTGGGCCACGATGCTCAATTCCGCGATTGCATCCTCGCGGCACACGCCATAGTCGGAAATTACCGCATCGTAATCGGCAAAGCCGTAATCGCGTGCCATCGCGTCAAGAGCGGCGGATTCAGTTTCAGCGGAATAGACGCCTAGATGCTCGCCAGTGTTCATGTTGTAGATCGAATAGGTGCGCATGATGTTTCCCTTTCGAGGAGCGATTTAATGTGTCCAATATACACAACCCGGGAAGGATTGCACTACGGACAAAACCGGACAACTCCGTAAAGATCGGCAATCCCCGTAGACGCGGGGATAGGCTCAGGATGCGCACATTTCCGCAATTCCGTTTTTGTTCTGGATCAGCCACAATCCCGAGCGGCCCGAAATCAGGTCCGAACCGGCCCATTATTGTTAAAACCATAACAGCTCCAACATGTTAACCCTGCGACATGTTGTCCAATTGACGTAATTCCCACCCGTCGATTGTCTCACGCGCGGCTCCTCGGCACTAGCCAAACCGACCCGGCAGCGATCGCCGCTCGAACGCCACCGGGACGGCCCAGAGCCCACCGGACAGCCAACTCGGCCTCAAGCCGGCGGGAACGGAACCAAAAGACCCAACCCAATCGCTCACGACCACCAAACCCAGCGACCCCAAAGCCCGCGGTCGAAGCAATGAAAGAGGGTTAGTCGTTGCACGGCCTAGGCTTTTACTCCTATTCTGACGGCTTTCCCGCCTCCGGTTCTGCCTCCGTTCCGTTCGCATAATGTGCATTATGGAACATCGGTGTTTCAGTACCTCTCCGGGGGTGCCTGGTCCCCCCCGGGGCGCGCCGCGGCGCCCAGGCCGATGGGTCCGCGCGGCTACCCGCAAGTCGCCCCCTCCATCCCCCGCCCCAAAAAATTCTGCGAGGATTGTGGCAGGGCGGACGGTGAGGCATTCTCTGTCTGGGGTGCTGGGATATTGTGGGAGGTGTGTCTGGTGCGGTCTTTGGCGGTTGACCTGTTCTGCGGGTTGGGTGGTTGGGCTGAGGGGCTGATGGCTGAGGGCTATGATGTCGTCGGGTTTGACATCGAGCTCCACGTTTACGGCCAGCACCGGTATCCGGCGCAGCTCGTCATTCAGGACGTGCTGACCTTGCACGGCTCGCAATTCAAGGACGCTGCGCTGATCGTGGCATCGCCGCCGTGTCAGGCCTACAGCTATAGAGCCATGCCATGGTCGCGAGCCAAGGCACTGCCGCCGCCGGACAACACGCTGTTCGAGGCGTGCTTCCGCATCCAGCGCGAGGCGTGCGCGGCGGCCGGGCGGCACATTCCGATGGTGGTCGAGAACGTGCGCGGGGCGCAGAAATGGGTTGGGCGCGCGCGCTGGAACTTCGGCAGCTTCTATCTGTGGGGCGACGTGCCGGCGCTGATGCCTGTCATTGGCGGTCGCGTGAAGCTCAAGGGCGGCGATGTCGGATGGCGCGAGCGAGGGCCAGGGCGCCAACTGCAGGACCGCGCCGTCGCCCACAACACGACCAGCGGCAAAGGGCGCAACCCGGATGGGCGCAAGGGCGTTGGCTCCGGCGCGGCATGGTTCGACGCCAATCTGTGCGTCTATCCAAGCAGCAGTCCGCGCCGCAAAGCCGCATCGGCCATGATTGCGAAGATTCCGTTTGATCTGGCGCGCCACATCGGGCGCTCATTGCGGGAACCGCAAGGGGTCGAGCGATGAAGACGATCGAGGAGTGGCAGGAGTTGTGCCGGCCTGGGATGCCGTTCACGGGCTATGCGGCTGCGGTGATTGCGGAGATGCGGGGCGGCGAGACCGACAAGGTCGAGGTGCTGGCGCGTGCGATGGAGGCGTTGAGCCGCAACGCGCATGCGGGGGAGAAAGAAGATGACCGAGCCTGATCATGTGACGGATGCGGTCGAGGACTTGAAGGCGTGGCTGGTGACGTGGTTTGGGCGCCATGCTGCGGAGGCTTTGCCGGACATCGATCTGGACGAGCTCGCGGTCGACCTGGCGCTGTGGATGGAGCAGGGCGGTAATGGGCCATAAGGACGTTCACGTCCGTCTTCGCGAGATAACGCAATGACTAGGGCGCAACATGACTGAACCGGTGCCGCCGGTGGTGCCGCCGGTTCCGACCGAGATTGAGTTGGCGGGCGACCTGCAGGCGGCGCTGGCGCAGATCGTGGTCGAGCTCAAGGCGATCGTGGCTGCGCTGCGGGATCAACCGACGCCGCCAGAACCACCGCCTCCACTCGTTCTGAAATGACGGAATTTCCGGTTGACGGCCAGGTCCGCGCGTGGCCCAATCGCACGCTGGATGGCGGGGGCGGCTCCACTGACCGTACAGCCCCAAGCACCACGCGATGTGAACGCCCCGGCCATCCGCACGGTCCCTGCTGACCTGGGGTCCGTTGTCGGATGTAGTCTTACCCCACGACTTGATACTTGATACATGAAGACTTGGCCCCCGTGCGCAACGGGGGTTATTTCCGAATCCGGCTCGAAAGGCCAAACAAGAACTCCCATGACTCGACGCAATGTCGAAATATGCCCGCACTGCCACCAGCCGATGCGCGCCATGCGCCTGGGCATCTACCTCTCGCCGCGGCGCGCGGAAATTCTCGATCTGATCAAGGCCGCCGGCGAAGGCGGCATTTCCTGCGATGGCCTCGGCGAACGCCTCGGCATCGCCAGGAATACCGTCACCTCGCACATCAACCAGATCAACATCGTGCTGGAGGAAACTGACTGGAAGATCATGCGGTTTCCGGGCGGCAACAGCCCGGATAATGCCTATGAATTGGTGAAGCGATAGGACAAAAGGCTGTTCACAGCCGTCTCGGCGTAATATGTCTGGCGCGCGGCGCCCTTTCGCTCGGTTACCCGGGGATCGAGACCGCAAGGCTCCAGGGGCGCGCCGCTTCTTGTTTACCCCCTGAGCCAACCCGGGGCCCCCCGCCTTCGCAGGGGCAAGCATTCCTCGAAAGGGAAACAATAAATGACCCCCCTCCTGCTCGATAATTTCTTCCCGGCTGAACTGTACGATCGGCTGCGCGCGACCGTGCGCGAAGCGCCGATGAGCTACGGCTCCAAGTCCAACCGCAACACCGACCCGCACGGCCACTGGTCGTGGAAGCCGATCCACGACTCGACCCACAATCTGGCCGATCTGAGCGATCTACTCAACAGCACACACAATTTATGGGCCACGAATGAGGGCTGGAAATTTCTGCGCATCAATCGCTGCAATGACATGAAGCTGGTGCGCTGCTACGCCAACGGCTACACCTACGGGACGGACGGCTACTTCCATACCGACAGCGAGCGCGCCGGCGACCTGACCGTCATCATCTACATTTGCGACGACTGGCCGATGGACTGGGCCGGCGAGACCGTGTGTACGGATGGAAAGACTTACTGGTCCTATCTGCCGCGCCCCAATCGGGTGGTGATCCTGCCCTCCGACATGCTGCACGCTGCTAGAGCAGTAAGTAGAAAATGTACATCGCTACGGACTACGTTGATGTACAAGGCGCGGCCGGCCCGGTCGGAAACCTTTGAGCATCAATCCGCTTGGCTGCGCGACCACGGTGCGCTCGCCATCAAGCACGCGACCGGCTCGCTGCACGACCACCTGATGCGCTGCCATCAGCTGCTGGACGATCGCAAGACGACGCCGCCGTTTTCATGTTTATGGACCGCCGGTGGGCTGCACTCGATCTATGGCACCAATGCTTTCGCCAAGGTGCTGGTCGAGCCGACCGAGAGCAACCGTGCCGAGGTGGCCGACGCCTTCGGCAAGGCGGCCGAGGAGCTCGCCTACCTGTTCCATCTCATCGACCGCCCCAAGACGCTCGATCGCGAGATCAGGGAGGGGATGGACGTCGCCTACCGCTTCGCCGCCAACGGCTTCATCCCCAACGAGAAGTTCCGGGCGCTCCAGCTCATCGAGTGCGCCAACCTGGCCGACCAGAATAAGCTCGCGGGGTGGCCCAACCTGGCGAAACTGTGGAAGGGAAAAAGTGATGCCGCCGCATCCGTATCCTCCGGCCTATAAGCCGGGCGTGCATTGGGCGATCGACGAGGCGTGGAACATCCTCGATCGGCTGCCGGTCGGCATGCTGCCGAGCGACTATCGATTCCTGCTGGCCGGCCAGCTCGCCGGAACCTTGATACGTATAAAGGACCAGCAGGTGTTTCCGCCGCCGCCTTGATCCGGGCTCCGATCCGGCTTAAAAGCCTTGCCTCATGCGCAAGGGTCCGCTCCTCATTCCCGACTCCGAGGAAGATCCGGCGACGCCGGTGTTCGGCGAGCCGGAGCCGGTGGTGCTGCCGCCGCGGGCGGTGATCGACGCCGGCGTGGCCAAATTCCAGGAAATGCTGCGGCTGCACTGGCCGGCGCGCGAGTCCGGCGTCAGCAAGGCGTTCGACGTCACCAACGAGCGCCAGCTGCGGATGGCGCTGGGGCTGGTCTACATGGCGATGCGCGAGGCGGATGGGAGCCCGCACCCAACGGATTCCGAGTGATGCGCGGCCCACCGCCCAAGGTGGCGCCGTTCCCGCGCGAACGGTTCCTCGCCTTCTGCGCCCGCCTGAAAATCCAGACCAAGGACTTCGGCATGGTGCCGATGGAGCTGCTGGGCACCCAGATCTTTGTGCTCGACCAGATGTGCGCCGCCACCGACCGCGGCGTCACCACCTTCCTGATCCTGAAGGCCCGCCAGCTCGGCATGACCACGTTCTTCATCGCGCTCGACCTGTTCTGGGCGTTCGAGCACGACGGCCTGCTCGGCGCCTTCGTCACCCACACCGACCAGGCCAAGGCGCTGTTCCGCAACACCATCAAGATTTTCTTCACCGGGCTGCCGAAGTCGCACAAGATCAAGTGGGACGTCGAAAACCGCGACATGATCGTGCTCAAGAACGGCTCACTGCTCCAGTACCTGGTCGCGGGCATAAAGGAAAAGGTTAAGGGTGGGCTCGGCCGGTCCTCCGCCAATAATTTCATACACGCAACGGAAGTAGCTTTCTGGGGATCGCCAGACGACCTCAATGAACTTTCGGCGACCATGTCGACCCACTACCCGCATCGACTCAAGATCGAAGAGACTACAGCTAACGGCTTCAACTTCTGGGAGGAGCGCTGGCGGGACGGCAAAGACGACCCGACCATCTGTACCATCTTCGTCGGCTGGTGGCGGCATGACGACTACGCCTTTCACGATGACGACGAGCGCTTTCTGCTGTACATGCCCAAGGGCCACCAGTCGGCGCTGACCGCGCTCGAACGAAGGCGGGTGAACGAAGTCTACAAGCGCCACGGCATCACCGTCAACCACAACCAGATCGCCTGGTACCGCTGGAAGCTCGACAGCGAGAACCACGGCGACCAGAACAAGATGGACGAGATGTTTCCATGGGTGGAGGACGATGCTTTCGTCGCCACCGGCACCCAGTTCTTCTCCTCGCTGCACCTGACCGAGGCCGCCAAGCTCGGCCGCACCGTCAAGTTCATGCCGTACAAATATCAGATGGGCGACACCTGGCGCGACACCCAGGTGATCCCGATGCGCAACCCGCGCGCCGAGCTGAAGGTTTGGGAGGAGGCCGATGCCACCGGACATTACGCGATTGGGTGCGATCCGGCTTACGGAAGTGGAGAGGAAGCTGATCGATCAGTTATTATCGTCGTTAGGTGCTACGCCGATAAACTGGTCCATGTTGCCGAATTCGTCACTCCGCTTATCTCGACTTACCAATGTGCCTGGGCGCTCTGTCACCTTGCGGGTTACTATCGGAACGTGATGGTCAACCTGGAGATAACCGGCCCCGGCGAGGCCGTGTTCAACGAGATGAACAAGCTGCGCCAGGAAGCCAGCCAGATGATCGACCGCACCCCGGACGGCAAGATCGAATACGACCTGCGCTACGTCTTCACCATGATGCGGCACTTCCTCTACTCGCGCCCCGACTCGATGCAGCAGTCGCTCGCCTTTCAGTGGAAAACCACCGGCAACAACAAGTTCAGCATGCTCTCCAGCTTCAAGGACTCGTTCGAACTGGGCCGCTTCAAGACCTTCTCGCTCTACCTGATCGATGAGATGAAAACCATCGTGGTTGACGGCGGCGCGGTCGGCGCCGAACCGGGCAAGAAAGACGACCGGGTGGTGGCGGCGGCGCTGGCGCACGAAGCCTGGCGGCGCTGGCTGCGGCCGCGGCTGGAGGCCAACGGCATCACCTATGCGGCGGCCGCTCGCGAGCTGGAAGGCAAAGGCCCGACTGTTGCCGAGAAGGCCGCCATCAACTACCTTCGCGCCGCTGGGGTCATCCGCAAGGTGGGAGATTTGCAGCCAGCCGGAATCCTCCGCAATGCGGGAGATTTGCTGCATGTTGTGAAGTAACGGAGGCAACCAATGTCGGTTTCTGATGCCGTGCGCTTCAAGCAGGAGATTGAAGTCAGCCCGGTCGAGGAAGCGGTGGCCTATGTTTCGCACCAGTGGGTGCAGGTGCTGACCCCGATCTGTAGCCGCTGCTATCGCTGCCACCGGGATTCTCCGATCGTGCATGTGCCGGAGGGGGCGATGGCGTTCGGCAACCAGCGCCTGCTGCGCAAGGGTAACGGCCAGAAGTACCGCGACATCACCCGCGACACCATCGAGGCGTTCGCCAAGATCGGCTGGAAGTTCCAACTGCGGCGCAGCTACTGTCCCGATTGCAAAAATCTAGGAAGCGTCTGATGAAAAAGCTCAAGCCCATAGAAGCGGTCGGAGATGTTTGCCTGGTGCCGTTGAGTAAGGGCAAGGTGGCCGTGGTCGATATTGCGGATCGGCACCTCGTCGAGGGTCACAACTGGTTCGCAAGCCAGACCAGGGCCGGCGGAAGCTTCTACGCCGTCAGGAATCGGCCAAGGCCGCACCGTGGACTGGTCTATATGCACCGTGTCATCTTCGGTCCAGGATTGGCTGACCACAAAGATCGTGACACCATGAATAATCGCCGTTCCAATTTGCGACCGGCAGATGCCCGCCAGAACAGCTGTAATGCAGAAATTCGACGCAACAATACCAGTGGAGCCAGGAACGTAACATGGAACGCCAAGCGCGGGCTGTGGCAGGTGCAGCTTGCGATAGAGAAGGGTAAGTATCGCCCGGTTGGTTTTTTTGTCGATAAGGAACAGGCTTGTTCGTTTGCTGCTGAGCAACGGAGGATTTATTACGGCGAGTTTGGAGTCGTCTGATGAACAAGGAAGAGATTATAAGATGGTTCAGACGCTTCCGCTATGACCCGGAGTTTCGGGGCACGGTGCCGATCACCCGGATCTGCGCCTTCGCCGGCGTCCCGCGCGACAATGTCTACCGCATCCTGCGCGGCGACCTGGCGCTGACCGAGAATTCCAGTGCCCGGCTGGAGACCGCTATTCGGGCGGTGGAATCCGGTTTGCGTTGGCGCAAGCGCGGCCGTCATTGGGAGATGGTCGATGAAGAAAAGTTCCAGGCGCTGCCGCGTTTCGAGCGGGGGAAGCACCGACCAACGAATGTCTATGGTTGCTTCGTGAAGCCACCATGAAGAACCTGCTCAACAACCTGGTCGACGGCATGCGGCTACAGCCGCTCGCGTTCGCGCTGGTCATCGTCAACCTGGCGTTCCTGGCCGGCTTCACCCTGCTGTTCCGCGAGGTGGCGCAGTCGACCGAGCGTAAGGACGCCCTCATTATCCAGATGCTGCAGCAGTGTAAAACATGATCAATCCACGCAAGGCGACGAAGGAAGAGTGGCGAGAATACATGAAGGCTCGCCGCGAGCGAATGGTTGAAAAGATCATTCAATTGCTGGGCGGTGAGTGCCAATGCTGCAAGGCCAAGGACGGCCTGCAAGTCCATCACCTTGACCAGAGCAAGAAAGAACTGGACCCGACGCGCTGCAATAAGGCGTGGTCAAAAATTCTGAAAGAACTGGAGAAGTGTGAGTTGCGGTGTGGTCCGTGCCATAGAAAGGAGCACGAAGCCGCACATGGAACCCAAACTCGGTATGTCATACATCGTTGCAGGTGCGATCTATGCGTTGACCGGCAAAAGAACCGCGTGAGAGAGTCCAATAAAAGATACATGGCAAAATTGAGAAACGATCCAGAGCGATTGAAAATACGAAATGCCAAGGCGTATCAGTATCTCAAGAGGCGTCGAGCAAGGAAAAAAACCGATGGTGGTCCGAAGTTGGTTTTGCCTTAATAAATTTTGTCGCCATGAATTCACGGTGGCGGACGCCGATCATCCGCCCTGTCCGCGCTGCGGGGGCCTGCATGTGCGCTGGGTGCCCAAGCCAGTGGCAATCAAAAGTGAAGCGACCAAAAAGGCCGACGCGACCGTTGCGGAAATGCAAAAGATGTACGGGGATAAGAATTTTCAATCACCGCGCATGCACGAGCGCATGGCCCCGAAGGTCAATCCGACAGTGGTTCCCGGGAAGACCCAGCGATTTGCTCCTGCATCACCTCTCCCAGGTTTTGCGCTTGACGTACCGGTCGGTCCCTCCGGTACCATCGAGCAGGCGTATTGCGGCCCGACCGGGGTGACCGCCAAGGTGTCAGCGGCAGTCGGCGCGCGCGCCGGCGACACCAGGGTCGGTGGCCGCCGCCTCGGCGTCGGCGGCAGATTCGAGGCCTCGCACCGGCCGCCAGGGGGAATACCAAAATGATCATCCCGAAGTCTGCAAAAAAGCGCGATGACACGATCGACACCATCGTGTCGATCTGCCAGCAGTCGCAGCGCGGCCGCGACATGCTCTACACCATGCGCCGGCGCTTCCTCGATTACGGCACCAACGATTACACCATCGAGGTGAAGTACAATCGGCTGGAGGCGCACCTCGACCTGGTCACCTCGTTCCTGTACGCCGCCGACAATTGCCGCTTCAACATCGCGGCGCCGCGCAATGCCGAGGACGTCATCATCGAGCAGATCACGGCGCTGGAGGATGAATGGAACGACAGTTTCCGCGACTGCGGCCTGGCCTACATGTTCTCGGAAGCGGTCTATTGGTCGCTTGCGCTCGACAGCATGGTCCTCAAGCTGGGCTGGAACGACTCGACCAACGACCTGTTCGGCAAGCTGGTGCTGCCGGGGGACTTTTCGGTCTATGACGAGAGCGAGCCCGATCTGGACAGCCAGGAAGCGTTCATTCACACGTATTGTCTCAATTGGGATAACGCGGTGCTGCGGCTGCTGCGCGCCGGCAAGCAAGCCGAGATCAAAAAGATGCGGCAGTATCCCGGGCAATACAACGAGGACTTGCCGCCGATCCTGTCCAACCTGATCATCGATGCCACCGGCGGCCCCAATCTGGGCGGCGCCATGCTGGGCCGCGCCTCCGCCGACTTCCAGCCGCGGCCGACCTACGAGGCGCAATCGGAAAATCCGATGGTGCGCTTCCATGAAGTGTGGGTCTGGGACGATACCACCGAGGACTACGCGATCTTTACCAAGTGTGACGGGGTCGACGGCGTGCTGGCGGACTCGCGCGAGACCATTGCGGCCATGCGCAAGGCCGATGCCAGCCGCGCCGGCGAGCTCTACAAGGGCGAAAGCAATATCTTCGGCATCGAGCAGGAGCACCCGTTCATCCCGGTGGTGCCGTATCGGCGCCCGGACTTCTTTTTCGGCAAGGCGCACAGCGATATTCTGATCCCGCTCCAGATATGGACGAATGAAAGACTGCAGCAGATCGCCGACCTGCTCGAGCAGAACGTCGACCCGACCCGGGTGGCGACCGGCTTCTCCGGCCTCTCCGACGAGAAGGTCGATACCCTCGGCGGCCCAGGATCCTGGGTCTACGACATGGTGCCGGGCGCCAAGCTCGAGCTGCTGCGACCCCCGGTCAACAACGATCTGTTCAATGAATTCCGGGAGATCGGCGCCATCTTCCTGGAAGCCTCCGGCCTCACCGAGACCATCATGGGGCGCGGCGCCGAGGGCGTGCGCGGCGAAAAGCAGGCCAAGCACATGGCGATGACCGGATCCGGGCGGATTCGCAAGGTCGCGGTCGGGCTGGAACAGCCCCTGGTGCAATGCGCCGAGAAGGGAATCAAGATCATCCAGCGCAACTCGACCAAACGCATGCGCACCGACAAGGGCGAGGTGCTGATTCCGAGCCAGGTGGCCGATCCCAACCTCAAGATCAGAGTCGCCGGTCACTCGCACTCGCCGCTGTTCGCCGACGAGTCGAAAGAGCAGGCCGCCGGCCTGTTCAAGTCGCAGGCGATCGATCGTGAGATGCTGGTGCGGATGCTTAATCCGCCGAATGCGGATGCGATTATTCATAAGTTGAGGAAACGGGTCATTGCGGAAAAGCAGGAGGCCGAGCAGCAGGCCAAGGCGCCGCACGCGCCCGGCAAGCATCCGCGCGCCGCATAACAGGAGGCCGCCATGGGTCTGGTTATCCAAATCATCATCGCGCTGCTGATCGCCGGCTTCGTGTTCTGGGCGGTGCGCCAGATCATTGCGCTTATTCCGATGGAACCGATCTTCCGCCAGGTGGTCGACGTGCTGCTGATCATCGCGGTGGTGGCGATCATCCTGTTCTTTGTCGTCATCCCGCTGCTCGATCTGCTGGCCGGCGTCCACATCGGGGTGGGACGATAAGCTCAAGTGTAACTTGGCCGCAGCGCGGGTTTGCGCCTATGCTTGCTGTTGCATTCCTAACAACACCGGCTCGTACCGGGCAACAAGCACAGGAGGGCAGCATGGCGCGCAGGCGCAGGCACCGTCGCGGTCGTCGGTAAGGGCCGCTGGAATCAGAAGCCCCGGGCATGCGATTGGCTGCTCGGGGCTTTTTTCATGTGTAACTATGCAGAATTGCATATTCGGTGGTAAGCGCGGCTTATGCCCCTCCCTGGTGCGATGCCCCCGACGACCATGGGCGGCCCGATGCCGCCCGGCAGGCCGATGCCGAAGTCGCCTTTCGGTGGTCCCGGTGGACCCGGCGCCTCGCCGGCGCTGTCACCGGGCGGCGGTGCCGGCAACGAGGCCGCCGCCATCGCCGACATCAAATCCACCATCCCGCTGCTGATGAAGTCGGCCAACAACTTTCCGGTCGGCGACAAGCGCCGCCAGGCGCTGTTGCGCGCGGTGATGGCGCTGGAGGCCAATTTCGGCAAGAGCGACACCGACGACCTGACCGGCGCGGCGGCGCAGCGCATCGGCGCGGCCGCCAAGAGCGGCCAGGGCTTGCAAGGTCACAATATGCCGCCGCCGGGGATCATGCTGGGCGGCCCGTCACCGATGATGGGCGGCGGCATGGGCGGCGGCATGGGAGCGCCAGGAGGCATGGGATGAGCCTCACCTCGCTGCCCGCCAGAATCGAGCGCAAGATCATCCCGGAGCCGATGAGCGGGTGCTGTCTATGGCTGGGCGGTGTTGACGGTCGCGGCTACGGCTATCTGAAAAACCGACAGACCATGCGCGTGCGCGGTGTTCACCGCATGGTTTACGAGAACATCAAGGGTGAATTGCCGGATGATGTTTGTTTGATGCATTCGTGCGACAACCCGCCGTGCTGTAACCCTGATCATTTGTTTCCCGGCACCAGGTTGGACAATAATCTTGACCGGGATCGGAAGAACCGCGTGCGGCACGGCGAGCGGCACACCAAAGCGAAGCTGAGCGCGGCCCAGGTTGCTGAAGTCAGGGCTTCCGCTGAACGCGCTTGCGATATTTCCGTCCGGCTCGGAGTTTCGAGTTCGACAATTTCGAACATCCGTGCGGGCCGGACCCGGCGACGCGGTTAGAGGAGACAACCCAGATGAGTGATTATAATTTCCTAAAACCTAAAGTAACTGCTGGGAAGATGGAGGAAAGGAAGAAGAAGAACGGACTTTTTCAGAACGTTGGTTCTTACCCTGAACTGGGTGGATTCACCGCTGCCTCCAAGGTGCCGGAACGTCAGCGTCCACTAGCCCTGGAAAAAGGCGATTTAGTTCGCAAGGGAAAGCCAATCTAGATGGTGAAACGCAACGAACGCAACGACAAGGTCTACGAGACCACCTCGCCGTTCGAGGCCGGCGCCAGCAACAAGTCGCTGGCGGCCACCTCCAACGAGGTCAATTCGATGACGCCGGCCAAGGACTGGACGGCGCGCTTCAATCCCAGCTTTGACGCCAAGCACTTCGGCAACCCGGCCGGCATGCCGGGGGTGGCGCTCATCCAGCGCGGCGGTGAAGCATCGAAGCTGCCCTGGAAGGGAGGCAAACCATGACCACTTTGCACCCGCAGACCGCCGCCGCCATGGGCAACCTGCTGCACCGGCTGGCCGGCAATCCCAAGACCCGCGCCCAAACGCTCGGTCTGATCAAGGAGATCGATCCGAGCTATCGGCTGCCGGGTGACGTCGAGATCGCCAATCTGCGCAAGGAGCTGGCCGACAAGTCGGAAGCCGACAAGCGCGCCGAGCAGCAGCAGCGCGCGCAGAACCGCCGCGCCAACCAGCGCAAGAAGCTGGTGGATTCGCATGGCGAGGACGTGGTCAAGCAGATCGAGGAGGTTACCCTCAAGAAGTATCCGCACATCGACCTGGAGGACGCCGCCAAGATCTACGCCGCCGACAACGGCCCGGTGATGGCGCCGAGCAATTCCAACAAGCCGGCGCGGCACGGCCAGTACTGGGAATTCCCGGATATTCCGGGACTGCTGTCCAATCCCGACAAGGCCGCCAGCGACATGGCCTACAGCATGATCGACGAGTTTCGGGGCAGAGCAGCTTAGGCTTTAGATTCAGGGGTTAACCAAAATGCCGCAATTTGGCCAAGGTATCATTCCCGCCCAAGGTGCCATCGCTGCTGAATTGGCTGCAGTCACAAGGCGAGCGTTCCTGCCCAAGGTTTTCGTCCAGCTCTGGAAGTCGACGCCCTGGATGGCCGCCATGCTGTCGCATGCGCAGGTTGCCAGCGGCGGTCTGTCACCAATCACTGTCCCATTGCAGGGCAATCCTATGGTGACAATTCAGAACGTTGGGTACGACGGCTCATTCAACCAGCCGGGGACCACTCCCGGCCTGCAGAATGCTGAGTTTAATCTCAAGGGTTACCTCACGGCCATCCCCTTCCTCGGATTCGAGGGTCTCGTTCAGCTTGACTACAGCGTCGTCCCTCTCATCGAGGCACGCATGAATGACGCGACGAACGTGACTCTCGATCGTTTCTCGTCCGACATGTACAACAACATCACCAACCTGCAGTCCATGGTCGGACTTCCGGCGGCGATAGACGACGGTACATTCTCCGCCACGTACGGTGGCATCAACCGTCCAAACAATCCGTTCTGGAAGTCGACCTACGTCCATAATGGCTCTCCGGTCACCCCGACCCGCAACCTGATGCTGCAGTATATCTCGCAGGTCACCAAGGTCACCGGCGAAATCCCGAAGATGGGGCTGATGGGTTTCGGCACCTGGACCAACCTGGCGCAGGACTTCACCCCCAATGAGCGATACGTGGTCACGCCCTCGCAGCCGTTCGGCGAGGGAAAGGTCGAGGCGCTGTTCCGCGCTCTGGATGTGGCGGGCGTGCCGTTTTATCCCGACCCCTATTGCCCCGAGGGCACCCTCTACCTGCTCAACACCGACTACCTCTCGCTTTACGTCCACGAGCGCGCATCATTCTACTTCACCGGCTTCGAGTCGACGCTCTCCAACGGCCAGTTCGGCTACATCGGGGCGCTCTTGACCTTGCTCGAGATGGTCGACGTGAAGTGCAAGGCGCACGGCAAGTTCGACAACATCGCCTTCCTGCCGATTTAGGGGCAACAGGGTGCTCGCACCCGTCTTCGTGAGATAGTGCCATGAGAACTGGTGGTCCGTTTCCGTTCAATCCAGCCGGCTCATTTCCGGTTGCGCTCGGCGCCGGCGCCTATTTCTACGTTCCGCCCGGCCAGTACCTGATGAACCTGGGACCGCTGACCGCGCTGCAATGGTGGGATCCGATCGGCTACACCTGGCGCGGCGGACTGTCGACCACAGACCATGCCTTCGCCATGTCGACCGACGGCTACAACTACCGCCTCATCAATGTGTCGGGCGCGGTGGTCAGCGTCACGGTCGGCACCGCCGGCTCGGGTGGCGTGAACGGCATCGGCCCGACCCAGACCGGCTCCAATGTGAACTTCGCGGCCGGCGCCGGCCTCACCGCCAAGGGCTACGTCATCGTCGGCGGCGCGCTGGCGGCCCCGACCGTCACCCAGGCCGGATCGGGATTCACGGCCATACCCTTGATTCTGATCGACCCGCCCCCGGCCGGCGGCATCCAGGCCACCGCCATCGCCACCATCACCGCCGGCGGCGCGCTCAATACCGTCACCCTGGTCAATGCCGGCGCCGGCTACACCACGCCGCCCAACTTTTACGTCATCCCGCAGTTCCTGGACTATCCGGGCGCCCCGGCGATCCCGGGCGTCATCCCCAATGCGCCGACCCCGATCGCCCCCAACTTCCCGCCCGGCCAGATCGCCATCGGCCCGGGTGGCGGCGGCGCCGCCTACCTCCCGCAGAATTTCATGCAGGGCCTGCAAGGCGCGTTTCCATTCTCGACCGGCGCGCTGGTGACCTCCGGCGCCTTGACCGGCTCCGGCACCGTGACCGGCATCGTCGTGACCAATGGCGGCTCGGCCTATGCGGCGGCGCCCGCCGTTACTTTCAGCGGCACCTCGCTCGGCACCGCGGCCGCCACCGCCGTCCTGGGCGCGGCCGCCGCCACCGACTCATCGATCATCCAGGCTTTCGTCAACGAATAGGGCACCAGACTGATGGACTGGTCCGCTTACACGGAGCTCCTCAACGAACTGGCGCAGGCGCGCCGCGATGCCTATGAAAGCGCGCCCCGCACCACGCCTGCGCACCTCGACGCCGCCATCTTCCTGGCCATGCTGCAGGCGCTCAATAGCTACATGAAGGACAACCCGGCTCCGGTTCTGTCCGCGCTGACGCCCGCCACGGCCGTTTCCGGCGCCGATGACTTCACGCTGTCCTGCACCGGTACCGGTTTTACCGACAGAAGCGTCATCGTGTTCGGTTCGCACGACGAACCGACCACCCTGGTGTCCGATACCGAGGTGACCACCATCGTGAAGCCGTCACTGTTTGCCCCGGCGGAGGTGCCGGTGTGGGTGCGCAACGGCCCATCGGCCTCCGATTCGGTCAATTTTACCTTCACGGAGCCGGAATTGCCGCGCGCGGCCGCTGCCGAGCATCCAGAACCGGTCGCGGAGGCCGAATCGGAGGCCGAATCGGGCACCGAGGACGATTCCGAAGACTCTTCCTCCAAGAGGAGCAAGCATGCTCGCCGAAAATAACGACCAGGAACCCGAAATCATGGCGATCCGGGTCATCAACAGCAACGACTTCACCATTTCCGACCGCTTCGACGGCGTGCCCTACACGTTCGAGCCGCAGGTGCCGCTGGCCGTGCCGGTCGACGCCGCCTTCCACATCTTCGGCTGGCACCGGGAATTCGACCCGGCCGTCATGAAGAACTATGTGATGAAGCGGTTTGGCTGGAACACGCCCAACATGATCGATGGCGGCCGTGCTGAACTGTTCTATTCCCTGCTCAAGTTCCAGCCGATCATGTACCGCATGGTGCCGGTGGAGGTGGACGGCAATGGCGTGCCGGTGGCGAAGCCGCGCGCCCCCAAGGCCAACCGGCTGATGGAATCAACCACTGAGCGGGAGGCGGCGCACGCTGATGCTTGATGCTCCTGTCCGATTATATCTTTCAGGTTCAGGAACTGGTGCATGACTCCGCGTCGATCGATTACACGACGCAGGAGCTGACCGCCTACATCAACGACTCGCGCAATCAGATCGCTGACGATTTTTGGTGCGTTCGGACTTACTACAACAATCTGAGCGCCATCGTTAACCAGGAAACCTACCCGATCGCCTCTGGAGTGGGTGGTGCAAGGGTGACGGCTGGCGGGGTGTACGCGGCGCCGCCCACCGTTACCTTTGGCCCGCCGCCGCTCGGCGGCACCCAGGCCACCGGCGTGGCGATCATGGGCGGCATCGCGCCCAACCTGTTCGTGCAGCAGATCGCCATGACCAATTGGGGGCTCGGCTACGCCGCAGTCCCGGCCGTGAGCTTCGGCTCCGGCAGCGCCGCCGCCACCGCGATGGCGCTGCTCAATGTCATCGACATCTACACCATCTCCAGCATCCCGGCGCCGGTCGGTCCCAACCGCCAGATGCTGCTGTGGGAGCCGTTCGCCCGCTTCAACGCCATCTACCGCATGAACACCACCAATGCGGGGCGCCCAACGGTGTGGAGCGGATATAACGAGCAGAACCTGTTCTATCTCTACCCCGCCAACCCGGACCAGAACTACCTGCTGGAGATCGATGCTTTCGTGCGGCCGTTCCCACTGGTCAGCCCGACCGACGTCGACATCCAGGTCAACGCCCCGATGAACGATCTGGTGCAGTATTGGGCCGCCCACAAGGCGCTGCTCAAGGCGCAGAATTTCGAGCAGGCGGAGTATTACGCCAAGAAGTACGAGGTGCAGGCCAAGAAAAAGGGCGCCAGCAGGTTTGCGCCGCGCCGTCCCAATATCTATCAGAACGTCTGGCGGCGCACGCAGCGGGGATACTAAAGGCTGTTCACAGCCGTCTTCAAGAGATAGAGCATGCCCGACCTGACCGCGCTCCAACTCAACACCAAGAAATACATCGTTTTCTCCGGCTTTGAAACGATGGACACGCAGTCGGCGCGCGAGGCGTTGCCGGTGACTCGGCTGGCGTGGTGCGAGAATTTGCAGATCGTCGGTCCCAACCAACTGGTGTGCTGCAACGGCCCGGCAGCGCCGATCAACAACATTCCAAACGAAAGCATCTCGGCGCAATACTACGCCAACTTCACCCCGCCCGGCGGCGTCAATACCGATTACATCATCTGTTTTTGCCAGTCCGGGGCGGCCTACCAAGTCAATGCCCTCACCGGCGCTTTCGTCAAATTTGCGCTCGCCGGCACCTTCTCGCCCACGCCGGATATGACGGTGTGGTCGTCGCAGCGGCTGCTGATTGCGGACCCGATCGCCGGCTACTGCACCTGGGACGGCAACGCCTTTGTTCAGACCGGCAGCGTGTCCCCAAATATCGTGGTCACCAACGGAGGCTCTGGCTATGCATCTCCCCCCTCCGTCACCATCACCGGTGGAGCGGGCTCCGGCGCCCTCGCCCACGCCGTCATCACCGGGGGAGTGGTCACGGCAGTTGTTCTCGATGCCGCCGGGACCGGCTACAAGGCGGGGGACACCCTCACTGTCACCTTCGGCAGCGGCACTGCTGCTGCAACGGCTATCGTATGGCCATTCTTCAGCGTCACGCCTACCACCCTCGCCGTCTATGCCGGCCGTGTCTGGCTGGCGGGCACGCGCGTCGTTACTTGGACGGGAACAAAAGGCTTTGACGACGCAGCTGCGGCGAATGCGTCGGGGTCAACGACCCTGAACGACGCCGACCTGGTCCACACCATCACGGCATTGCGCTCGCTCAACAACTTTCTCTATATCTTTGGCGACAACTCGATCAAGCAGATCGGCACCGTCACGGTTTCCGCCAGCACCACGATCTTCAACATTGTGACGTTGTCGTCGGACCAGGGAACTCCATTCCCGAGGGCGATTGCCTCGTACAATCGTTTGATCCTATTCGCGAATAAAGTAGGGGTGTACGCCATACTTGGAGCCTCGGTGGAGAAAATCTCCGATCAGATGGATGGGGTGTTCTCGTCGTTGGACTATTCGCAGCAGATTCAGGCGGCGGTGAACGATCTGCACACATCCTTGCACACGTTCCTGCTGCTGGCGCGCTACAAGGACCCGATCGCCGGCGTCACCCGGTCGCTGATCATGTGCTTCTACAAGAACCGCTGGTTTGTCGCCAACCAGGGCAGCAATATCACCACCATCTGCTCGGCCCCGATCGGCGGCATCATCGAGACCTTCTCCTCCTCCGGCGCGGATGTCACGCAGATTTTCCAGTCCACCACGCCGGTGCCGATCATCCTGCGCACCTCGCTGTCGGCCAACCAGGAATTTCACATCGGCAAGAAGGCGCTGCGCGGGGCGGTGGCGCTCAATTCGAGCACGCTCACCACCATGTACGGCACTTGCGACACCGAAAACAACAACCCCGGTGTTCCGTTCTCGTTCTCGACCGCGATTCCGATCCTGTGGGTGAACAATGCCGGGATCGTCATTGCGTGGCAGAACAACGCATTGCAGCCGATCACCTGGGCCGCGGTCGGCTTCCTCTACCAGCGGGTCGAGGTGTCCGGCTCGGGAGTATTTCTCGGGCTGACCTTGACCGGCACCTTCATGGGCAGCGCCGGCGGGGGCGGTTCGCCGGGCAACACGCAAGGTCTGGTGATCAATGGTCTGGTCATCGAGTATCAACCGAAGACTGTACTAGCCTCCCGTATGAATGCATAGGATACTCCCATGCCAAAAACACTCACCAAAGCGGATTTTGATGAGCGTTACATCCCCGAGCCGATGAGCGGCTGTTGGATTTGGCTGAACAGGCTGGACCGAAACGGATATGGATTTTTCCGGGGCGTCACTGCCTCCCGGGCTTCGTATTTGTTTCATAAAGGTCCACTTCCTGATGGACACGAGATTGATCATCTGTGTCGCCTGCGCTGTTGCGTCAATCCAGATCATTTAGAGGCGGTAACTCACAGCACTAATGTTCTTCGCAGCGATCATCGTTGCCGGAGGCAGACGCATTGCATCAACGGTCACGAATTTAATCTTGAAAACACTTACATATCCAAGAAGAACAAGCGCATGTGCAGGGAGTGCTCAAAACTCAGAATGAGAAGAAGGAGAGCGTAGATGCCCATCTTCTTCCACTCAACAGTTTTGCCGCACGACGCCACCGGCTTCTCAATCTGGCTGCAGGAGCATTACCTGGAACATGCGCAATTCGTGCAGATCTTCCAGGCCAAGACGCCGACGCCGATCTTCATCCCAGACTACAACTTCGCGCTCTGGGGTGACGACAAAAAGGTGATGAGCGCCTGGCTGGAGTCGCACCAGGCCACCCATCAGTCGCTGCGTGACTTTACCGGCGTTTCCGGTATTGATCTTTCCGACGTCGACCTGACCCAGGATGACCAATTCTTTGACTGGATGGACTCACACGCTGCTGAACATGCTGATATAAGAGCCGTATTGAGGATCATCTGATGGACAAGATCGTTTTTGCCGTGGAAGAACTGACGCCCGATCTGATCCCGACCGAGATGATGCTCGATCATTACGAGGAGAACGCCCCGTTCAAGCACACGTTGCGGATGGACATGGATTGGACGGAGTACCTGGACGCACAGGATGATGACGAATTTTTCCTGATCACCGCCCGGCTCGACGGCAAGCTGGTCGGCTACATGGGCATTTTCGTGCATCCGCACCTGCACTATCGTGAAACCATGGTGGCGGTGGATGACGCCCATTACCTGATGCCGGGCTTCCGCGGCCAGGGCGCCGGCAAGGCGATGATCGATTTTGCGGAAAAGACCGCGGCCGCGCGCGGCGCCACCGTGTTTTCGATGCGCTGCAAGGTGGCGCAGAATCACGGCCACATTTTCGAGTCGCTCGGTTACAAGCTCACCGATCTGGTGTACCTGAAAGACATCGGCAGACCGCGGGAGTGAACCATGATCAAGTTTCATGGCAATTGGTGGCAACCGGAGTGGTTGTTCTGCTGCGCCGACGATGATGGCGGTGACGATGATGGCGGCGGCGACGATAGTGCCGGGGCAGACGACGACGGCGCTACTGACGGTGGCGATAAAGGCGCCGCTGGTAGTGGTGACAAAGGTGGCGGCGGCGCGGCCGATGGAGGTGGTTCGGCTGACAGCGCGGCGACAGATGATGATGCCGCAGCCACAGACCGAGCCAACGCCAAAGATGATGCCCGCGAAGCTGCGGGGCTGAGCGACCCCGGCGGTGGCGGCACCGCCGCCAGAGACCCCGGCACCGATCCCAGCGATCCGACCGGCAGCAATCAGAGTCCCTCCGGTCTGTCCGAGGGCGGGCAAGTCGGCGACCAATCTTTTTCCGAGCGCGCCGGGCAAATGTTTTCCGGCGGTGGCGGCGGCGGCAATGAAGTCACCACCGACCCCAACGACCCGACCGGTAGCAACCAGAGCCCGACCATCGAGAGCGGCTTCGGCACCCGGGTCGGCGGCGACGTCGCCTCGGCGCTCGGCACGGCCGGCTCCACCCCGGCCCAGGATGTCAGCAATCTCGCCGGCACGATCGGGCAGGGCGGCATCTCCTCGGCGCGCGACGTGCTGGCCGGTGACACCCCGGTCTCACAGGCGCTTTCTGACGCCAACACACCGTCCAACCAGACTTCGTTCGGGAGCGAACTGAGCACCTTGCCGGGCGCGTTCTCCGGGCCCGGCAACGATGTGTTCACCAGTCCAGCCGCCACCACGACGCAGGGGCCGGAGAGCTTTTTTGATCCGGCCCAGCAACAGCCGGGGGTCAACGATCCGTTCTTTGCGCCTGGTCAGCAGGATCCGCAGGGTCCAGTTGCGCCCAACGACTCGATCACGCCGCCCGGGCAGCAGCCTACCGCACCCGACCCCAACACCCCGAGCGGGGTTCCGGGGAACTTCGCCCAGGCGCAGCCCGGCAACAGCTTCAACGTGGGAAATTTGCTCGGTATCAGCAGCGCGCAGGCGGCCGATCTGTCGCCGGCTGTGATGTCGCCGCAGTCGCAGCAGAGCGGGACGCCGGCCAATATCTTTGCCGGCCCAACCCCGACCGGGGATGCCACCTTCACGACCATCCCCGGAGCCCTCACGCCGGGGCAGTTCAGCCCCGGCTACACCGGCACCCCGCCGTCCGACCCCGTGACGGAGAGCCAGCTTTCGAACCCAAGCCTGACCCAGCAGTCGCCGATGGACCCGAGCCTGGTCGACAAGATGTTCCCGGTGGCGGGCCAGCAAGATTCACTGATCAAACCGGTCGACGCCAGTGCGCTGACGCCTGCCAATCTTGACCCCAACGTCCAGCCCGGGTGGACGACGTTCAGCGATCATCCTGCGATCCAGCAGCCGGGAAATTTTAATGCGACTCCCGACGCCAATGTGCCGACCCCCCAGGATCGTCCGTTTGCGACCGATCCGAGCGCTACGGTCGATCCTTCCCTGCTCGATCCGACTTTGTCGAAGGACCAGACCCCGGCGCTCACGACCAACACATTCGCGGACACGCAACAGGGCCTGGTGACCAACACCTCTCCGCTGGATCAGCAGCTTGCGTTCGATCCAGCGGCTATGCAGGCGCCCGCATCAACTTTAACAGGGGGCCAGACACCTGACACCAGCCCGCCGACGCCCGCTCCGACGATCGCCGACAAGGGCGGGCAACCCGCGGTCACCAGCCCGCCGGACGAAGGGCCGGGCCAGACCACAACGCCTGATGTGCTCAGTGCGCTTAACGACGCGAGCGGCGGCGGCGGCACACAGTTGCCCTCGGCCAATGCCGGCATCATCAGTCCGGCCCAGCTCATCCAGCCGATCCCGGGTGCTGCCGATGGGGGTACCCCCTCGGGCGGCCCGCTCAACCCGCCGGTGGCACCGCCGTTTGTGCCGCCGGTGTCGCCGCTGCTCGAGGACATTGGGTTTGGTAATATCAATCCCGAGGAAGGTCTTTTTGCTCCACCGGGGCATCCTGGTGGATCCACCGGCGTGCCCGGAGGTGTGCCTGGCAACATGCTCGACACGCTCAACAATGCGGTTGACACGGGCGCCCCTTAACAGCGGGGGTTGAGAATGGGTTTTGACGTCGCACTCGGAGAGTTGGTTGGCAGCCTGTTCTTTGGCGCCGACGCCGCCGCGGCCGCGGCGCCCGAGGTGGCCGCCGGAGCGGCCGATCTGGGCGCGGCCGCCGGTCTGGGAGTCGCTGATATTGCGCCCGGCGCTGGGCTCGCAGCTGATCTCGGCGCCGGTCTCGGGGCCGGAGCCGAGGCGGGTGCCGGTGCGGCGGACATTGCCGGCGCCGGTATTGGAGCCGCCGACCTGGCGGGAGCCGCAGGCGCCGCCGCCGATCTTGGCGCCGGTATCGGCGCCGCTGCTGCGGACGTCCCATCGGCGGTCGATACCCTGGCGAGCGCCGGCCTGGGTGAGAACGTTGGTGGGGCTGGCGTCACTAACGCCCTGTCCTTCGCACCCACCGCGGACACCGCGGCCGGTGCCGCGCCTGGCGCAGCCGGCGCTGGCGCTACCACTGCCTCGCTCGACCCGGCGGCACTTGTCGGCAGCGGCGGCGGTACGCAGTCGGCATCCGCCGAGCTCGCCGCCGGGGGCTCGCCCAGCCTCAATGCGACACTCGGAGCCGATACGGCAGCCGCCACCCCGGTGACCGAGCCCACCACCGCGCAGGCCGCTTTTGCGTCCAACCCAACACAATTCACCAATAATCCATTCACGGCGGAGACCGGCGCAGCCTTGTCTCCTGATACCACTGCGGCGCTGGCGAGCGCCCCCCCCACTACTGCGGGCGCTGCCGGCGGCGGCCTTACCAGCACCCTGTCCTCGGCGCTCAACTCGCCCTACACCAAGCTGGCGGAGCTCGGCCTCCCGCTCGGCTTCCTCGGCTACAATCTGGCCAAAGGACCGCCGCCCATTGCGCCGCAGGCCAATCTTGCGGTCGCCAATGCCGAGAACCAACTCGCGCCCCTGCAAGGCAAGGCGACCGCCAATACCGACCTGTTCAACCAGACTGCCGCCACCGATCTTAATCTGGCGAATAATTTTCAGATCAGTCCGGCGCAGGCGGCCTCGATCAGTATCTACCAGCAAGACTCGATGAATCAGCTCTACCAGCAGATCGCCAAGCAGGGGAACACCGACCCGACCAAGACGTCCGAGTTTATCCAGGGCAAGCAGCAGATCGACCAGCAGGCGCTGGCGATGCAGGTGCAGATGGTCAACCAGTTGATCAGCACGGCGTTCCAGGCGTCCGGGGCGGCCACTTCCGGCCTCAGCGCCGGCACCAACGTCACCAATGCGCTCGACCAGACCCTGATGCAGGCCGCCCAGCTGCAGGTGCAGCAGGACAGCAACTTCCAGAACGCGGTCGGCTCGGCGCTGCAATCCTTCGGTCTGATGGCGGCGCTGAGCGGCCGCTTCGGCTCCAGTAATACGGGGGCGACAGCATGACCGACACCCAGAGCTTCGATGAGCGTGCCGGCGAAATGTTTGCCGGTGCCGACCCCAGCGGCGCGTCCTCGACCATGCCTTCATCGGGGCCGTCCTGGATGAGCGCGCTTGCCGCCGCGCCACCGCCCTCGCTGCAAGAAAAGGACGACCAGGGCGACCAGGGTGGCCAACCAGCCAAGCTCGATCCCGCCTACCAGGACATGATCGATCGGCTCGACAAGGCCAATGCGCAGGGCGAGAGCCTGATGGCCGGCCAGCGCGAGACCAACGCCAAGATGATCAGCGAGCTGGAGGCGGGCCGCAAGGACCTGACGTCCACGCCGCAGCCGCAGCTCGAGCGCCAGCCCAAGGAGCCGTCATCGCAGCAGCTTGGCCAGGGCATGATGGAATTCATGCAGGTCGCTACCGTGCTGGGGGCGATGGCCGGTGGCTTGGCGCGCGGCAACACTACTGTGGCGCTGACCGCCTTTGCCGGCGCCGTCAAGGGGTTCTCCGAAGGCAACAAGCAACAATTCGATGCCAACGTCGAGACCTGGAAAGCGGCTTCCCAGCGCGTCAAGGACGATAACCAGGCCAAGCTCGACCAGTACAACATGGTCTGGAACAACAAGAAACTTTCGATGGACATGAAGCTGGCGCAGATCAAGATCATCGCGCAGCAGTACAAGGATGAGATCACCTATAACCTGGCTGAGCAGAAACAGTATTTGCCGCTTGCCATGGCGCTGCAGCGCCAGCAGATGGAACAGCTCAAGTTCGACAAATCGATGACTCAGCTCGGGCTCCAGGTACAGCGTGCCCAAGACGCCCACGAGGAGCATGTGAATTTGCAAGACGCCGGCACCGACATCGCTGCGGGAATTGAAGACGGCCGCATTCCCCCCGACCAGCAGGGCTCTTATCGCACCAAGAATTACACGCTCATGAAGCTGGCCAAGGACAAGTTTAACCTGCAAAAGGCAGCACTGGAGTATAAAGCGGCGACCAAGCAGATTCAGTCGATCTATAGCCCGCAGCTCACGCGCTTCAACGCCACTGCCGATTCGGTGGTGAATACCATCGATGAGGTGAAGGCGTTGGCGGCGGAGATGAAGAACAGCGGCGTGCCGCTCGCCAACAAGGCCAAGCTCACGGAGATGATGCAGACCGAGGGCAACAGCCCGCGCGGGCAACTCGCCACCAGATACATTACCGCTGTCAACACCCTCAAAGAGGAGTTTGCGACCCTGGCGCAAGGCGGCTACGCGCCCACCGAATCGGTGTGGACTTTGACAAATGCGCAGATCAACGGGGATTACGGCGTGCAGCAGATGACCGCCTCGTTGAGCGAAATACAGCGGCTGATCCGCTATCGCATGCAGGCGTTTGAGAAACTGGACCCCCTGCACCGCCAGATCGGAACGCAGCCAGAACAGCAACAACAAGTCGGCGGCGCTCCTGCTGCCGGGGACGGGTGGAGCATCGTGAAATAATGCCCCAGTTCAAGGTCAAGGCTCCTGATGGATCGATCATCACCGTCAACGGCCCCGAGGGCGGGACCGAGCAGCAGGCTATCGAATTTGCCAAGAAGCAATACCAGCCGCAGGGCGACAGCGAGCGCAGCCTGGGCGGCGCGCTGGTCGAGGGGGTGGAGCACCTGCCGGAGAGCGGCATCAACTTCGCCAGGGACATCGCGCAGCCGTTCCTGCATCCCTATGACACCGCCAAATCGATGAAGAACCTCGGGCTCGGGATCCTGGAGAAGCTGGGATCGCCGCTGAGCAGCGGGCACGAGCAGTATGCCGAGCAGTTTGGGCAGATGCTGGCCGACCGTTACGGCGGCTGGGAGCAAGTCAAGAAGACGCTGGCGACCGACCCGGTCGGCTTCATGGCCGACGCCTCCCTGCTGCTGGGTGGCGGTGGCGCCGCCGCGCGTATTCCAGCGGTCGGCGGCAAGATTGCCCGGGTGGCCAAGGAACTGGACCCGCTGACTCAGGCTGGCCGGGTCGGCAAGGTCGGCGGCGAGGTGCTTGCGCATGGGGTGGGAGACATTGCCACCGGCACCAGCGCCGAAGCCATCCGCTCCGCTGCCCGCGCCGGCTATGAGGGCGGTGCCAAGGATGAGGAATTCACCAGGAACCTGCGCGGCCAGGGCAGCGCCAGTGACATAACCGAGGGCGCCCAGCGTGCGGTCGGCTACCTCAAGCAGCGCAAGAACGCGCAATACAAAAGCGACATGGTGTCGACCGGGCTTGATAAGACGATCCTGAGCTGGAACGATATACAAACTGCCCAGCACGAGATGGACAAGGTTGCCAACTTCAAGGGCGTGTCGATCTCGCCGTCAACCGCTGACGTGCGCAACCACATCAATGCCGCGATCGACTTTTGGCAAAACCAGAAGGCCAGCGAGTTCTGGACACCGTCGGGCTTTGATGCGCTCAAGCAGTATGTCGGCGATATTCTCGACCAGACCAAGCCCGGCACCCGCGAGCACATGGTCGCCAACACCATGTACAACGCCATCCGCGACACGGTTATCAAGCAGGTTCCCGATTACGGCAAGGCCATGAAGGGATACGAGGAGGCCAGCCAGATCATCCGCGAGCTGGAGAAGACCCTTTCGCTCGGGCAGACCAACACGGTCGACACCCAGCTCCGCAAGCTCCAGTCGGTGATGCGCAACAACGTCAACACCAATTGGGGACGCCGCGCCGAGCTGGTGGACTTTCTGAAAGACGCCGGCGCGCCCCACATCCTCGAGCAACTGGCCGGCCAGGCGCTGGGCACCTGGGTGCCGCGCGGGCTGGCGCGCTACTTTGCCGGCGCCGAGGGGGCGAGCCTGCTGCGCACTCCAGCCAAGCTGCCGCTGTTGGCGGTGGCGTCGCCGCGCGCCGTGGGCGAGATTACCCGCGGCGCGGGCAAGGTTGGCAAGACGCTGCGGCAGCTGCGGGTGCCGCAGTCCCTGCCTTATGCCTACCAGGCCGGGCGCGCCGCCGAAAACCAGGAAAACCAGCCGGAGCCGCAGCCGTTCAACCTGGGCACCATCCACCCGCAGCAGCAGACCCCGGCCGAAGTGCTCGATAATCCATCGGGGATTCCGCTGCAGTGACGACCAACAAGAGCGATGAATTGTTGAGCGAAATGGAAGCCGGAATTTTGTCTATGCTCAAGAACAAGCGGCTAACCAACACCGAGCGGATGAAGGCGATCGAGGCCGGGGCCAAGGTGCTGATGATCAGACACAAGATTTCAGATGGAGGTGCGACTGATGGAGCCTTCTTTGCAAGGAAATAAGCCCCTCCCCGAGGGTGTGTCCGAGTCCGACCTGGTGGATGGGCCGAAGGTGCATCATCTGCCCTCCGGCCGCGGCTCGTTCCTGCCGCCGGAGCCGGAGGCCCTGGTCAAGCCGATCCCGGCCAGCCCACCCCCCACACCTAGTACGGCGCAGATCAAACTGGAATATCCCGCTGCGATCGAGCTTGCCCTCGACGTGCTTTCAGCCCGCCTTCTCGGTCTCATCTGCCTGGTGGCGGCCTGCCTGATCTGGGCCGGCATCGTCTGGGACCCGCAGCGCGACCGGATTATTGCGGGCGGCGTTTTTTCGCTAACTGTGTTCCTCCCGATTATGGCAATCTACTGGCGTGCTGCCATGAAAGGAGAACAAGCATGAAAACCATCGTCGTGACCTTTGCACTTTTGACCGGCTGCAGCGTCATTCTATGGGGCGTGCAGCACTTTCACGCCCGGGCGCATGCCATGACCTTCGAGCAACGCGCCGGCCACATGTTCGATAGCGTTGACCGCACGCTCAAGGGCGACCGGCTGCCGCTTTCGGGCCTGGAAGGAGGTGCATTGATCGACAGTCATTCGGTCCATGCGCTGATCTTTCGAACCGGCGAAACTGAAATGCCGGCCCGCTGACGGAGAGTGCGATGCCGAGCTCGACCCCAAAGCAGAAACGGTTCATGGCGGCGGCGGCGAACAACCCCAAGTTTGCGCGCGAGGCCGGCATTCCGACCAGGGTTGCCCGCGAGTTTCACGCCGCCGATCGCGGCACGGGTCGCACGAAGAAGCGCCGTAGTCGGCGCGGCAGGAGGGGTTGATGAGGGCTTTCTGGCTTGTCGCAATGTTGCTGGCCACCCCGGCCAATGCCCAACAGGCGCGCTTCAACTGGCTTGGCTACTGCCAGATAACGTCGCTGGCCACGGCCAAGCCGATGGTCACCGCTTCCTGCTCCACCGGAGCGGTGCCGCCGACGCCGGTGGTCGCGGAAATATGCGTGAGCGGCGCCGCCGTGCGCTACACCAGCAGTCCCACCGTCACCCCGACCGCCAGCCTCGGCATTCCGGTCTCCACCAATACCTGCTTTCAGTATTCCGGGCCGGTCAACAGCCTGCAGTTCATCCAGCAGGCTGCCACCGCCACTCTTGACATCGAGTTCTTCCAATGAGGGCGCCCAGCGCGTTGATCGCGCTCGCGCTGTTGGCGGGCGTTGCCCAGGCGCAGATCGGCCCACCCGGCACCGCGTCGATCGGTCCTGGCGGCGGTGGCGGCGGCGGTGGTGGCGGCGGCGGCGGTACCGTCACCAGCATTGCCACCGGCTGCCAGGCGACCGGCGGCACCATCACCACCACCGGCACGATCTCGACCCAATTCATCCTTTCCGCATCTTCGCCGGTCGTCACCACGCCCTATACCATCCAGGCCGCCGATGGCTGCAACAACCTGCTGCTGGGCACCGGAGCTTCGGTGCTGACCTTGCCGGCGACCGTCACTGCCGGCTTTGGCAACGGCAACTACTTCACCATCGACAACCGCTCGGCCGGGGCGGTGACGATGAACGTCACCACCAACAACCTTGACGGCGCGACGGCGGTCACCATTCCGGCCAACGGCACCATCTCGTTTCAGAGCGATGGCACCAATTACCACTACACGCAGGCGCCGGCGGCCGGCGGCGCCGGCATCACCCAGCTTACCGGCGACGTGACCGCCGGCCCCGGATCGGGCTCGCAGGTCGCCACCTTAGCCGCCACCACCATCAACAAGATGGCGGTGACCGCGCCGGCCACCGGCTCCACCATCGCGATCGCGGACGGCACCACCTTCGCATCCAGTACTTCAATGACGCTGGCCGCCGGCACCACCAGCCAGACTTGGACATTCCCTGCTGTCACCGGCGGCACCATTGCCGTTCTCAGTGTTGGCAACACATTCACGCAGCCTGTTAATGTCACCAACAGCGCCACAATTCTCAGTAACGAACTTGCGATACGCAACACCAGCACCGCTAATGGGGCGGCAGCGGGCATATCGCTTAGTAACAATGCTGCGCTGAATGTGGTGTCTATGTTTTTGAATGGTAGCAACACCACTACCGGCAACAACACTTCTTCATTCACTATTAACAACACCGAAGCGACGGCTACCGGAGGAATCTTTCTTCAGGCGCAGGGCGTCAATGCCCTTACCATCAGCAAGGCGGCGGCGGTCGGCTTGCCTTCGATTGCTTCCTCGTCGGCCGCGACCACCGGGACCGTCTGCTGGACCACCGTCACCGGTAACCTGACGGTCGACACCACGGTCGCCTGCCTGTCCTCGCTGGAGGAATTGAAGGACATCAAGGGGCCGATCACCGGGGCGCTGGACGAGATTTCGCAGCTCGAGCCGTTCTGGTACGAATGGAAGGAAGGCACGCCGCAGCGCGCCGGCGACACCCACGAGCAGCCGGGGCTCGGTGCGCACCAGACCGAGCGCGTCGACCCACGGCTGGCCGGCTACAATCCCGAGGGCAAGCTGATCGGCGTGCGCTACCAGCAGCTCGTCGCGCTGCTGATCGCCGGCATGCAGGAGCAGCAGCACCAGATCGACGACCTCAAGGCCCTTATCGGCCGGCGCGCGGAGGCGCGGTAATCAATGCTCAATAGGGTGTTCCTGCTGTTCGCACTGCTCGGCGCGTTGCTTGGGCACGCGGACGCCCTGCAGTTCTATGTGTCGTCGACCGGTTCGCTCCCCGCGATGCCCTGGCAGTCGGCCCAGCAATGGGGCGGCGGGCTCTATGCGCACCAGAGCCTGGCGGCCAATACCGGCGTGCATCTGCTGGCCGGCGACGGCGGCGGCGTCTATCTGCAAAGCTCGGTGGATGGCTCCTGGCACCAGCTCATGACCTTCGCCGGGTTGGCTCCCGCCACTTGCGGAGGCGTTGCCTGCATCGGCATCACCGGCACCGGCACCACGCAGGCATTTCAGCCCTGGGTCGGCGCCAACGACATATGCGCCTCGCCGGCCAGCTCGGGGCGCGCCTGGATCGTCTGGAACGGGTACATCTTCCGCAGTAACAACGTGAATCCGGCCAACCCGGAGGCCACCACCTTCATCAACACCAACCAGCTTCCCAACGGCGGGTTCACCAAGAGCACGGACAGCAACAACACGACCAATCGGGTGACCGGGCCATTTCTCGGCTGCGATCCCAACAACGCTAGCCATGTGATATTTGGCTCGCAGGGCGCCTCGGCCACGACGCCGCAGGTATGGGAAAGCCTCGACGACGGCTCCACTTTTGCGGCTTACCCGTCTGGCGCCATCCCGGTCGCGCCGTTCACCAGCAACGGCAATATTTACATCAACGCTTTCGATCCTGCTTCCGGGGTTACCGGCACGGTCACCACGGCGTCCGGGCTCACCGGCACCGGGCTGACCAAGACCTGGTGCGTATTCACCAGCGCCGCCGGCACCGGCCATGTGTTTTGCACCGTCGACGGCGGCGTGACCTGGTTTCAGGCCGGCACCGGAGGACCGACGACTGCCGCTCACCTGGAGTTCAATCCGACCAATCATACCTTGTTCGTGGTCGACAATGCCTCGCTTGCTTCGTTGTGGAGCTGCAGCATAACAAGCTCCAGTTCTTGCACCACATGGACTACGCTCATCACCGGCTCATCTGGCACTTCGGTGGCCTGGATGGCCTGCGATCCTGTCACCCCGACGCATTGCGCTGCCTTGGATGGCGGCGGGCAGCTTTATGTTTCCACCGCTTCGGGGGCGGCCGGTACCTGGAGTTCAGGCTTTACTTACAATATCGCGGCCGGTGATTCCGTATGGTACGCGAACACTTTGTTCACGTTTTCGTCGTCCTACAACATCGTGTTCGATTCGGCGCATCCCGGAATCATATACGGCGATCTTGGGCAGGGGCATTACAAGACGACATTTCCGAGCGGCTCTTTCACATGGACCACCAACTTGCTGGGATCCATGCACGCTTCGGCTTCCTCCGTGGGCATATCCGCCTCGTTGAAGCCGCTTTACGGGTCGCAGGACATCAGCCTGTGCAACATCGACATCACGATGCTGCCGCAGACCGTTTGCGGCCGTCTCAGCATTTTCAACGGCTTGAAGTACACTTCCTATGTGGGTCCTTCGGTGTCGGACCCGACCTACACGGTAGCGGAGGTGGCTGCCAACTTTTCGGCCAATGGCGATCTTTCCGGCTGGTCGCGCGACGGGTTTCTGACCGATTACCATCCTTGGAACCGCTGGGAAAACGAGGTTGTCGCCAATGTCGGGATTTGCGGCTCGATCGGCAGCGGTAATTGCGCGACGGCTTCCGGCAATGTGCGGGTGACGATCAATCCGTCCGGGACGGTTCATGACACGTCTGGCCTGACGACCTGGGTCAATGGGCAAGGCACTATTTTGTGCAGTATTTCCAGGTTTCGTATCAATGGGACGAATGTGCTTTATAACGGAAACACCCCGATCAAGAGCTGTTTCCCGGTTTCCGTTGTCAGCTCATCGCAGTTCGATCTGATCGGCGCGGCTTACACCAGTGCCTTGACGAGCATCACCAGTCAGATCAATGGCGCTCCAGGGTCTTACTTTTTTTTCGATCCTACTTATCCGGGGTCGAACCTTTCCTACGCGCGCAACATCACCTCGGTGGGCACGGATGCCGGCAATGGGCTCATTCAGGTGTGCATGTTCGACACGCGCGGGGCTCCAGTGTCCCCTATGCTCATAGACATAACCGGCATCATCGACAACACCGGGCTGTCGCCGGTCAACGGCCGCTATATTATCGAGAACCCTTCTTCCAGCAGCATAAACGGACTTCGCTGCATGGATCTCGGTCCTACGTCGACGCTTCCGGGCGGGTTCAGTTATGTCAGCGGTGGGACCGGGTTGACTTATGTTCAAGCCGGCGGGGCGCTGGCGGCTTCTGGAAATTTTCTTGTTGTTGCCGCTGGCAGCAATGAGACTCCGCGCTGTTCCACCGATCTTGGAACCAGCGTGGCCGGCTGGAGCGACATTGTGAATCCAAGCCCGCCGTTTCTGGACACGGTGGCGAGCGGCGGGACATCTGGGTCCACCAGGATAACGACCGCGGGCAGCGGCATCGGGACTGCTGCCACCATCCTCATGCAGATGGACGATGGCCGTTTTACTTATATTCTTCCAGAAGGAAATCTTTCGATCGGCTCTGGAACGTATACCACTGGGTCGGGAATGGTCACGCTTACGCTGCCGATCGAAACAGCGGCCATTACCGGCGATCAGGTGACACTCACTGCGTTGACGGGCACCGGAGCCTCTGCGCTCAACGGAACATATACACCCATAACGGTCACCGGTGGCGGCACCACGGTTTCGTTCATGGCGACCGCTGGCCTTGGCGCCATAACGATCACGGGCGGCACCTTCAACATCAGCGGTGCCGCCGTTCCGTTCGCGCGCGTCCCCAGCGCCTCCCCGGCCAACACCCACTATTCTATTCCTCCAGGTCGCACTGTTGCCAACGGCACGGGCATTCTCGATATTTCTCGCGGGTGGCCGCCCAACAATTTTCTGTTCGGCAAGGTGATCGCCGCCGACAAGGTTACGCCCAATCGGTTCTATCTGGTCAATTGGAAAACCGGCTTGTTGGCGTTTACCGGTTGCGGTTCACCTGTGCTCGTCAACGCAATGGCACGCCCCAATGGCTGGCTGCAGTTTGGCGGCACCAACGCCAAGCTCGATTCGGTTCCGGGCGAAGCAGGACACTTATTTTACACCGATGGCCCGCAGGGCAGTCCCTCGCATGGCAATGGGAGCCATAAGCTGCAGCGCACCTGCAACGGGGTGACCAATTCTGCGGGCACTGGCAACGCTTTGCCGGGTGCGGTCATGCACGGCACCTTGGGCACATTCGCGCCGGCGACCTTTGGCTTTGGCATCCACGCTCCGGGCAAAACGTATCCGTCCATTGCGTATGTCGGGTTTTACGATCCAACAGGGAAGAATCTGGAAGCCAATGCCGTATATGGCATCTGGCGGTCGACGGACGATCCCAATCACGGCAACACCGGCGCGGCTGCAGCATGCTTCGATTACAATGGCCAGCTCAATGGCGCGCAAATCATGGGCACAAATCTCACGTTCACCAGCGTGACTGCCGGCGCTGCGGGCGTCGGCGCAGTGGCGATCGGAGACGGTATTCTCGGCGTGAACGGCGACGTGGCGACAGGGACCAGGATCGTTTCCGGCAGCGGGCTGTCCTGGCAGGTCAATATATCTCAAACCGTTCCAACAGAGACGATGACGGCCGGCGGCACGTTCCAAAGCATTGGCACTTGGTTGACGGCCATCCCTGGCCAGCCGGCTTGGGGGAATCAGATCAACGATTTTGCTTGCGATCCGGTCGTTTTT